CTTGGCGAGACAGACTGGTGGGCGTTGCCCGATAGCCCTGCCATGAGCGACGCGGAGTCGGCTTATCGACAGGCATTGCGCGACCTACCCGCGAACACGGCAGACCCTGCTAATCCGGTCTGGCCGACGAAGCCGTAATGCGCCGCGCCGTCCTCGCCATCGCCGCGTGCCTAGTCGCAACGCCGCTTGCTGCGCAGCAGGGAGTTGTGTGCGTGCCGGACAGGGCTGCGGCTGACGAGGCGTCCAGAAACGCAGGCGAGGAATTGGCTTGGATCGGAAAAACAAGCGGGGACACAATTATGCTCTTTTACCTTGGTCGCGAAACATGGTCTGTTTTCTTCCAGCGGCCAGACGGGCAGTGGTGTACCTCGCCGACGATGGTAGGGAAAATTCGCAGAGCGGACCCCGCATAATGGATCTCAACAAAGACATAATTGACGCGGCTAGTCTTGCGCTCGTTATCGGAACTCTCGCTGAATGGTTGCCGCCCATCGCTGCCGCGATCAGCATCGTGTGGACGTGCCTTCGCATCTATGGCTGGTGGAAGGACCGCTAACTATGGACGGCGCGATTGACATCCGCCTTATCATTACGCTTGGCGGCATTTTGTTCAGCGTGGCTGGCGCTGCGGCTGTCGGCAAGATGCAGATCAAAGCGATGCAGGATACGCTGCACGATCTCGAACACCGGCTGCGCAAGATCGACCAACGCATTGACGGGCTGGAAAACGCTGAGAGCGTAATCAAGCAGCGCGTTGATATTATGGCAAAGATGAACGCCCCGGAGGTGCTGCGTCGAGAGCATATGCAGACGGCTAACATGCTTGCCGACATCTCCTATCTAAAGGCAGAGACAGAGCGTATGCACAAGATTCATAACGGTGCGCACCCGCCTGTGGCAAGCGAGAGGAAGGCGACATGAGCCTGAACATCCAGTCCATCTTGACTGCACTGGCTCCGATCCTGTTCGCGGCTGTCGGCTATCTCATCACGTCGTTGAACGAGCTAGAAAGCAGACTGCAAAAGACTGAGGGCTATCTCATGCTGCTCGTGACGCCGCAAGGCGAGATCGTGGCGTCGCCTGCCAACTCGATTGCGCGGCAACAGATGCGCGAAGATTTCATGCACATTATCCACGATCTGCAAGTGCGTATTAAACTGTTGGAGGCTGGCAAATGATTGGCATTATCGGAACGCTGCTTGGTCCTGTTGTGAATGGCGTGAAAGATTACGTCATGTCTGAGCAGGAGATTAAAAAGGCGGAGAAGGAAAACCGCGCGCGCTTGCTACGCGACAAGCAGTCCAACAACCACGACTGGGAGATGGCGAATCTTACTGACAAGGACAAGTGGCTGCGTCGGATTTCGTTCTCAATGTTTTCCGCGCCGTTCGTTTGGGCGCTCTTTGATCCGCTTGCGGTTGAGGCGTACTTCACGCTGGCACTCAGCGCCATGCCTGAGTGGTACATTCAGATGTATGGCGCGATGGTTGGCGGCGTGTGGGGTATCAGCGCGTTGAAGAACACCGCGCCCGCACTTGTTGCTGGCGTCGTCAAAGCGGTGAAGAAGTAATGTCACGCAACGCAATCGGACTCAGCACCTACTCTGAGGTCAAGGTCAAGAAGCGCACCAGCATTGGTGCATCCGCACACTCGCGTCCGCGCAACAAGCACAAGCGCCGGTCGTGGAAAAAGTATCGGGGCCAAGGCAAATGATGCAGCGCCTGCGCGAACTGTTGGAACAGGACGAGGGCTGCGTGTACGCAGTTTATCTGGACCATTTAGACAAGCCAACTTGCGGGATCGGGCATCTGATTATTGAGGGCGACGCGGAATACGGCTGGCCGGTCGGCGCGCCTGTCAGCGAGGAACGTGTCGCGGAACTGTTCGAGCAGGACGTGCAGGTCGCGATCAACGACGCGCGGTGGTTGCATCCTGAACTTGACGAGATGCCTGAAGACGCGCAAATCACGATCATCTCGCTGGCGTTCCAGCTTGGTATGCCGCGCTACTCGAAGTTCATCAAGCATCATGCGGCCATTGAGGCCCGCATATGGCGAGAGGCGGCGGCACAGCTTCGTGACAGCAAACTATATCGCCAGACCACGGCGCGTACAGAGCGACACGCGGCACGGTTAGAGGCGCTTGCCTAGTTCAAAATCAATCGGCGCGGCAGGTGAGTATCTGGCCTGCTCAATCATATGCTCGTACGGATGGGCTGCGTCACTTGTTGATGCGGAGGGCTACGACATTATTGCGACACGCGGTCGAGACATCATGCGCGTGCAAGCAAAGACAACGCGCATCGTGCAGCGCGCTGGGCAGGGCTACCAATGGCAGGTGTGCAAGGGCGGGCAGAAACAAACTCTGACGCTCGAAGATTGCGACATGGTTGCGCTAGTCGCGCTTGATATAAGGAAAGCTATGTTCGTTGCGGTAGAGGAAGTGGAGGGGCAGCTAACCAAGCGCGTGTCGTCAAACACAATGCTGTCTCCCGGCCACGAGAGCGATAGCTGGGAGACAGCTTTGAGTTACCTAATCAAGCGCACGCACCGCTAGTGTGGCCGCGCGTTTGGTGTAGGCTTGCTTCGCAGGAACGACCTTCTCAGGCTGCGCCTTGTAGTTACGTTCCGCCCATATAACGCGGTAGGCATTGTTGCCGACAAGACCTCGCGCACCCTCATGGCTACCCATAATTTCCTTGATCGCAGCTTGCGCGTCATCAATGCGCGCTTCCGCTGCTGCCTTGGCTTCCTTGGCCTCGACCAGTTCCGCCAGCATACGGTCGCCATCCGGGAATGAGGACAGGTCTATGTCCGGCGCGCCATCATCGACACACGCATACGCGCGATCAGCGTCGGCGCTTGATGCGGCAGGATACCAATCGCGGTTGCGCTTGCGGTCCTCAAACTCATGCACGGCTGCGGTGATGCGCTTCTGCATTGCCTTGTCTGCCTGATACACGAACAGGCGCAGTTGAATGCCACGGTAGAATGTGGCGACGATGCCCCATTGGTGTCCGGTACACATCATCTGTGCCTGTAGCTGCCACGGACCACGGAAGGGCGGGGGCACATCTTCGGGCGCAGCGGATGTTAGCTTGCTCTCGATGATGCCCGTGCCAGTCAGGTCAATGCGGTCGGCGTTCATGCAGTAGATACCGCGCTCAACGCTGGTTGTGATGACGCCCTCACCTACGGCAGAGCCATCGAGTGAGCAAGCCAACGGCAGGCTGTCATGGAAGAAGGCTTTGGGGAACTCAAGGCACAAGTCTTTCAAGCCAAGGCGATCAGCCGCCTCTGTAATGATCGTGCCTTCGAGCCTGTCGCCCCAGCGCGTTGCTTCATTGCCGGTCCATGTGTCGGTGCGTGTGCCTTCCATTGTTTCGATGGCGTCACGCAGCGCATCGTTGGGCGTTTTGTATCGTGACATGCCCATGATTGCGGGCAGCGTGGATGCGGTTGCGATGTCGTCCGGGGTAAGTTTGCCAACCATTAGATGTATTCTCCGAGGATAAAGCCGATAACGAAAGCAATGGTCGCTACCATTACGAGCGCGCCCCAAGGCGCGGCGACGTAATGGTGCGACGGTGGTGTAGCGTCAATCATATGCAACGCCAGCATTTTTTGGAATGTAGTCATGCGTAGTTCTCCAGCATGTTGCGAACGCCCGTGTCATGCCACTGCGTGCCAAACGCAGGGATGCCGGTGTCGTTCAGGGTTGCGGCGATAGCGCGATAGCTTTCACCGTGGGCGCGGAGCTTCTGTGCGACTGGCAATGCCTTCGCGCACACACTCTCCATCTTGCTTTTAATGGCAGCGGATGTAGCGGCTCCGCCTTTGCGCGGCGTGGGGCAACCTAGCTTTACGCCCCGCGCCTTCTTCTCAGCCAGCGCAGCTTTCGTGCGCCGACTAATCTCCTCGCGTTCGTGCTGTGCGAACACAGCGCGGATGCCGAACTCAAGTGTCCCCATGCCCGGCATGTCAGCGGCTTCAATCTCTACGCCACTATCGCGCAAGCGGAACAGGAACGACACGCTACGCGACAAGCGATCCAGCTTTGCGATCAGGATCGCTGCGCCTTCACGCTTGCAGTGTTCCAGAGCCTTATCAAGTTCCGGGCGGTCGTCCTTCTTGCCGCTCTCGACTTCGGTGTAGGTGGCGATGACGCTATCCATGTATGGCGCGGCCATCGTTTGCTGCGCGTCGAGGCCAAGGCGGGACTTGCCCTGCTTGTCAGTAGAGACGCGAAGGTACAGAACGTACTTATCATGTTTCAGCATGTGTGTTCCCTCTTGTGTGTGTGCTGCTATCAATGTTATATAGAAATGAAAGCTACACCCGCAAGGGCAAACGTAAGGAATTTTTTTTATGAGCGAATACAAACCCTGCATGTTGCGTCTTCGTGTTGAGACGCACCAGATGTTGCGCGATGCAGTCGAAGAAAGTTCACACCGCAGCATGTCCGCGCTGGCAGATGAGATATTGCATCTCGCGCTGGCGCGTCTTTCAGAGGCGCAGGAAACGCGCAGCGGTATCGACCGGATGATTGAAGCTGCCAGCAAATGAAGCCCGGCGGCGGCAGGATGAAGGGTGCTGCGTTTGAG